GTTGTCGCGGAAGGTTCCGTTGGTGTCATAGACCACGATGGTATTAGAAGTAGTGTTCCACTTCTTGACGTATGCGGTAGCCGTAGCCTCCGAAACGTCGCGTCCCTGATAGACGAGTTCATCGTACTTGTAATCACCACAGTCAGTGTTTGCGGTAGATGGTGTGAGTAGGAGTGAGCGCAATGGGTTAGTCTCAAAGGTCGCATCGAACACGTTCGCAGTAACCTTGCGGATAGGACGGATATCGCCCACTGGTCCGAAGAGGTATCCCTTTGCGGTGAAGTTTAGCGTCCAGATGATCGAACGGGTTGACTCAGGATCACCTTCATGAGAGTCATCATAGGTGATGGAGTTGAAGACGATTGGAACGTCTAGCTTCATGTCGTTGATGCCAACGAAATCCAGAGTCACTGTATAGTCGGGCGTGAAGTACGGGAGAATCTGCTCAACGATCTGTGCGCCATCTTCCGTGTTACGAACGAACACATACAGGTTGAAATCGAAGTTGTATGGAGTGTACCTGACCTTCTTCAAGCCAAGCGGTAGACCTTCTGCGAACTGGTCGGAGAAGTTGGAAATCTTGCGCAACGGGTCATAGGAGATTCCGTTCATTTCGAACGCCATGCGCGGTAGCGTCAGGTTCATCGGATTCACAAAGTCTGGCGAGTTGTTGATGCGCATGTAGAACTTTTCCTTCGATGCGTACATCAGAGGAACGGTGATACGCTCAATCTCAATGTCTGAGTTGGTCGTCTGGTCGTAGCGCACTAGCCGCATGTCGTTGAACAGCGACCCGAAGGACACTACGAGTTTGCGAATTATGCGGTGATAATAGTGTGTTTGCGCTAGCATTATGGGCTACCAAATGGGTTGGACTCAGAGAAGTCCATGTACGTGTTGGCTTCTTCTTGGATGATGACGTTATCTCCAATCTCGCCCTGTGGAATCGTTGCGTCGTAGAGAATGTCATAACTCAACGAGTTGGCAGTCGCGCCGCTAGTAAATCCACGGATGGTTGCATTTGCAGTTGCAAATTCACCACGGATGTTGCGTAGACGTAGGATACCCGATGGACGGTCGTAGTCAACTACTATACCGAATATATTGTTCGTCGTTGGGGACGTACCTTGGTATGCAATTTCACCGCGCTCAAAGGTCGCAGTAGAAGTTGGGGAAACGTTGTAGTTGATGGAGATTGCAGACTCGTCACCCATCAGGTCAATCTCCTCGATACCAGTATTGAAAAATTCGCCGTTGTACTTGAAGGTTTCCATCGACAGTGCGTACATGTAAGGAATGATCTTACCCAACTGATAGAACGATGCGTCCCGCTCAACGAAGCGAATTTCCATCATCTTGCGTTGCGTTGGCATGAAGACCAAATCACCTTCCTTTGGCATCAGGCGCAGGCGTTGCTGCACATACTTCTCAAAGGTGCGGCGAGCCACAGCAAGCCGAGCGGTCTTTTCGATCTGTAAACCGAACTTGGAGAAGAATTCCTGCTGACCACCGAAGTCTTGGAAGGTCTCAAGGTACATGTCGATCTTGATAGCCTGATCGTAATACTTGACCGGATCATCACCGAACAGCGTGTCTAGCGTTCCTTGTGAAGTTCGCGGCATGTAGTAAACGTCGATGCCATGATTGCGGATGCTCTCAATGACCAAATCCTCCAAGAGCATCTGCTCTCGGCTTGCGTTCTGATTGTTGAAATAGACGCTAGTTGGCATGGATCACCCGATGAGAAAATCTGGTGGGAGTTCCCATGTGTCGCGCATCTGTTCCTCAAGGCGAATGATATCAGCCATGGCTTCTTCGTAGATGCCCTGACCATTGATGACCATGCCTCCCGGCAGCGTGTAGTTACCATACTTCTTCATGTTCTCGCCCCATTGCTTCTTGATAAGCTGCGTGGAGTATTCCTTGAGCCATTCGTCGTTGTAGACCTTTGGAAAGTCAGCCGGTTCGATGACGCGAGTACATTCGACCATGATGAAGGTGTTGGAAGGAACTTCCGGAGCATTCCAGTGCATGTCGATGTACAGCCGATTCATGTGCTTGGAGAACCGCACAGGGTTCTGTCCAATTAGAATTAGTTCTAGCATACGGATGTGGGTACGGGCAATCCAGTAATACTGGTAAGATGAACTGGTGAATTCATAAAGCTCGTTAAGACGCAACTGGTAGTTTATGTCGAAGATGTTGAAATTAGCCGAAGAGCCGCCGCCCGAAACCACTTCGCCCGTAAGAGGGAAGATGCGGTTCACGCCGACAACACCTTCCGGCAGCGGTACCCAACTGTAGGTGGACGCAGCCACGTTACCGTTTGCAACATCCCGCGAGGTCACGTTGCTGCCGTTGGCGAGCATTTCCGGGGTCATCTTGATAGCCAGATAGTCAGGGAAGGTAGCGTCATAGTGGAACTGGACGTACTTTTGGAGCGCGTCGTCAATTCGGTCGTCTACCTGATCGTCGTCCACGTTGATATCAATGACCGGAAAGCCTAGCTTGCGCAGGCAGTAGTCCTTGAGTTCTGTCTTAGTAGTTGGTTTTGCCATGGAAGTCCCTCGGTTGTACCCTATTTAGGAGTCTTTCAATGCTCGCTCTTTGGCAGTCAGAGGAGTGTTTTCCATGAGTTCAGCCGCGACTTCGTACTTGTTCTTCTTGTAGCCAACGCGGATGTTCTGCCACAGGTAGGACAGGTAGAACCGGAACCAACCCAATTCCTGTACCTGATAGATGTGTTGTAGCTCATGGCGGAACAGGCGATCTGTGACTTCCTCTTTCGTGCGCTTGAAGAAGATGAACGGGTAGATGGTGATACCGCCGATCCAAGACCAACGGAGCGGGAGCCATCTGTAGACGGGTCTGATTTTAAGCATTGAATTTAATTCCTTTGGATTGGAAGAAGTCCACCTCTTCCTTCATGATTGACTTGATTGCTTTGATTTCTTTAGGAGCTAGAGATTCGACTGTTTTTCTATTGACGCTCGCATTCAACTTGGGTATCTCAATGTCAGTCGGAAGACCCAATCTATTCAGAAGATTGCGCATCTCGCTATCAAACCTACGGAAATCCAGAAGTTGAATGTCAGCCGTAGGATGGGTCAACCACCGTGTCTGTGGTGCGAATGCCCCATATTTCTCAATGTAGTTAAGAGCATTGGTGTATGGCTCCATCAACGGGAACTGCCGATAGTTATAAGCTACGAATGACATGAATCGTTCGACTGGCTCACGATAGAAAGCGTATATGTCGTATGAGTAAATCTTTGGGTATTCCGCCCTGAGATAGTCTAGCGTCGGATGACTCCAAATACCCTGTAGCTTTACGTGTGGAATTTTTCCGTGATCTTTCAGAATTGTTCTGAGCGTATGCGTTCCCGTCTTGTGTGGAAACAAGACCGCAATTTCCCTCTGAGTGTCTACGTATGCCATATTACTTGTCCGCTTCGGCAGACATGGCTGTGGTTGCCGTGTTAATGACCGTGGCATTTGACGTATATCTAATGGAAACGCTCACCTGTACGATGGAGTTTCCGAATATGCTTCTACTTAGAGATAAGAACCTGTTCGTAGACATTACAATCCATGTGTTATTTGCCCACCCGGTACTAAACGTTGGGGTTGCTGCTCCTGATGTTTTCGTGGCTTTGATTTCATAGTCACCCGCAGCACCACCCTGTAGCCACGTATAGTTTCCCGCACCAATAGCAGTAATGTCACCTACTACAAGTTGTTGTGATGTGCCATTAGCCCAAAAATTATTATTACATGATGCCGAGTGAATGCCGTGAGCCGTCAATGTTTCAGCATCCAATCGTGTTGTACCCGCTAGCTTCGTGGTTCCCAAGAAAGAAGCCATCGTAATCGTTCCCGACACAGCCACGTTTGTACACGCAGAATAGTATTCAGACAGAGCAACGGGGTTTGAACCACCATACTCCGTCTGAATAGCACCCAAGCCAAGGTTGACTGTCGGAGTCGTCATTAGATTTCCGTAGAATCAATCGGCGGAATGTTCGCAGCTACACCGTCCTGTGCGACGATGATTTCTTCCTGTCGCGCACGGTCTTTCCAGAGGCGCAATGCTTCCTTGGACATGGACTTGCGTGACTTGTTCTTGGAAGCTAGTTCTAGTGTCATCGTTTCCGCATTCATCGTACCGAAAACGCGCCGTCCTGCTTCGATGATACGGCTCATGTCGTCAGTCGTCATTTCGTGGACGTACAAATCTGTGGTGTTTGCGGTAGCATCGTACCATGTGAAAGTGATATTCGTGTTAGCCATTTCGTAATTCCTCAATCAATTTTGCCTGTGCGTCAACCTTGGCGTTGAGTTCCTTGACTGCCTCAATCAGCACGCCGACTAGCGCACCGTAGTTGACTCCGTATTCTTCTGATGACTTGCCTTCTGCGTCCGAAGTTTCTGCGTGAGTGACAACTTCCGGAACCACTTCCAGAACTTCCTGCGCGATGACACCCATCTGTAGTTTCTTGTCTGGGTCGTCAATACGGTTGAAGTTGACACCGCGAAGTGCGCAGACTTTATCTAATGCGCTATCAATGGTGTAGACATTCTCTTTCTTTCGCGCATCTGAATACGCCACAATGTCGCCGGTTGCGTAGATAGCACCAGTACAGTAGATGGTGTACGATGCGGATGTAGTTGAACCGTTGAATCCGGTAGAGTTGTTGGCAATAAGGTGGTAAAACACCCATCTGGAATTAGATTCACGATACATACCACCGTTACCCGACGCATCCCACATCATGTTTACGGCTGAGTAAGTGTCGTAGAGTCCACCGTATGAACCTTTGTTGCCATACGTTCTAATCGGTGAATATGTGCCGGTGTCGTTATATACGAGAGCCGTCGCTTGTGAAGAATCCATGTAGAGCGCACTGCTGTTTAGACAGAGTGCGCCGGAATTGCTGAACCATGCGGCAATGGTGTATGTAGAAGTTCCAACACCACGCGCAAACTCCAATCGTCCTGCGTAGGTAGAAGACGGATTGTTGTTGCTCGTAATCTTCCATCCATAACCGTCCGTGCCATATCCCATACGAATCGACGTATTCATCAATGCCGAAGAAGAGTTGTTGAATAGCGAAAGTGGAGTCTGGTTGCTGCCACCGATACTCACGATTACGTTCGCAGCCGCAACGTTGTTTGAGAAAGTCGCAGTTGTGTTCGATGTGAGCGTGAGTTGCGAGAAACCCGCATACGTGCGGAAGTTC